CGAAGGCAATTACGGTCAGTTCTTAGTTGAACTCCGTGATTTGCCTAGGATTCCTTTTAAGAAGGCGTTCTTTAAGCGCGGTAGCATCCTCGCGGGTGTTGCTGCGTTTAAAGATATTCCGAGGCGATTGTATTCGGAGTTAGGGAATTTTCGGAATTTAGGTTCCGAATACCTTAACTACGAATTCGGTTGGCGACCGTTCGTGTCTGACGTCCGGCAGATGTTTACCATCTGGTCGGATGTAGACAAGGCGCTTGCCAAGCTCATTCGTGAGAATGGGAAGGGCATTCGCCGACGAGCGACACTGGAGGAGGACACGTCTACGACTGAGTTAGTCAGTAATAGATCGTATGCGCCCACAAATCTTTTGTGTGCGCTACCCGATACTATTACCGGCTTTTCTCAGACTCGTAGCGTGCGTACAGTGAAGACCCGGGTATGGTATAGCGCGAGATATCGCTATTTCATCCCGGAGGAGCATCTCCAGTCTTCCCTGTGGACTAAGGCGGCTAAGGCAGCGCTTTTCGGCGTCTTACCAACGCCGGAACTGCTCTGGGAAGTCGTCCCCTGGTCCTGGCTAATCGACTGGTTTACCAACGTAGGCGACATTGCGTCTAACCTAAGTTGGACTCCAGCCGAAAACCTGATCGCCGATTACAGCTTCGTAATGAAGCATGTAGAGGAAAAAGTTGTGACGACAAATTACACCTTTTTCCCGCCCAGGACCACCCCTGCGTATAATTACAAAGGGGTGGATCACACCTTCACCCGCGTTGAGAAACGCGAGGTCAAGTTGAGGGCCGGCGACTTGAACCCTTTTGGCTTGGGTGTCACGCTTCCGTCCCTTTCGGGGCGGCAGCTTGGCATCCTCGCTGCTCTGGGTATATCCCGGAGTCGTGTTCTGTAACCTCCCGTGGAGCTACGAAGTGTTCGCAGATCCCCAGTCTGTTACGTACGCCACCGTTGCGAAGTCCCTCCCGGCAACGGGAAGGGCTTCGGACGAATCCGTTTACCGTCTCAACGACAGTGGCGTTCAATATGAGCTTAGGCTCAGCCACTCGTTCAAGAGGCGGAATCGGGTCGTCGCTCGGCTCCAGCGGGATGCCTACGCGGCCGATGCGATCGTGCCGAGCCAGAATATTCTGGCTAGCGCGACCTGCACGTTCACGTTGGACTTCCCAAATGCTGGCCTGACAGCTTCCGACGCCCAGAACCTTGGTAAGGCTCTGGTCGATTGGTTGACGTCGGCCAACATTCTGAAGCTGGTCAACGGCGAGACTTGATCGGCCGCGCTCCGTCACCTCATCGTGACGTGCTACTTAATTGTAGCTCACCTCCATGCAGCGTCGCGATGGGGTGGCGGGGCAAATCCGGTCTGTCTTAGCCTCTACGTAGCTATTCTGGGGGCCTTCGGGCACCCTGGATGCTCTCCGTCTTTAGAAAGGCGGTAGCATGAATAGCCTTGTAGTGCTCTACGAGAACCTCCTGCTTGACTGCGGGAGGAGGAGTGGCGCCCCTGTGCAGCGTGACGTGGAAACGTTACGCGCACGTGTCGAGCACGAGGGTGATAGCTTTTTGACTATCACTCTTCCAGCCTTTGCCAAGGACTTTGAGCAAGCCCTTGACTGCGGCCGGATTGGCCCTGGTTCCTTTGCTCACTTTAAGAAGGTGAACAGAGGTTCCGGAATGCCCGCATTTCTGCAGGGATTCCTGTCCAATGTGTTCGACTCGGACGGTCTCCTGCTCAGGACACCTTGCGTCGACTGCATTTCTGCAGTGAGGCAAATATGTCTCTTCTGCAAGAAACTTCTCCGCGAGTGCACACCAGAGCGCCGCGAGAAGGCGACGCAGGCGTACCTCGCTTGCGAAGATGAGGTCCTGGATAGCCCAGGTGATACGCAACTTTGGCGATATTTCGTCAAAGTTGCTCATATCATCCTTGATGACGTGCTGGCTGGCAGTGAAGAAGAAATTCTTCACATTAAGCCATCGCACGGACCGGGGGCTACCAGGGAGCGCATTCTGGGTAACCAGAAGTGGCGCTTTAGGCGTTGGCACCGTCGTCTTGAAGACGCCGGCCTCTACTACCATCGGTTTGTAGAGGGCTCGAGGACACCGGTTTCCCCGGTCTTCGAGCTGCAGGGATTATACTCAAAGGAGTATGATCGCCAACCTACCCTCATCGAGCCTGATGACGAGGAACCCGTTAGGGTTGTCTTCGTCCCTAAGACCTTGAAGACTCCGAGAGTAATTGCTGTTGAACCTGTGTGCATGCAGTTCGCACAACAGGGTCTCAGTAAATACCTTGTGCGGAAGTTAGAGCACTCCCGCTACACTGCTGGTCACGTGAATTTCGCGGACCAGTCAGTGAACAAGGCTTTAGCTAAACTCTCGTCGAAGCTTGGCCATTTGGCCACGCTAGACATGAGTGAAGCTAGCGATCGGGTCTCCATGGCGCATGTTAGGGCGGTGTTTGAACGCTATCCAGAATTCTGGAAGCGTTTAAACGCTTGTCGTAGCACGCGTGCGGAACTTCCCAACGGTGACATAGTCACCCTCAAGAAGTTCGCGTCGATGGGCTCCGCAATGACGTTTCCAGTTGAAGCGATAATCTTCTATTCGGGGATTATCGCCTCTCGGCTGTTGCGTCAAGGGGATTTTCCGACTGCACGTTCCGTTCTTTCACTGGGACGGGACGTGTACGTCTACGGGGACGATCTTATCGTTCCTGCAGACGAGGCGTCTGCGACTGTCCTTGACCTTGAGTCTTTAGGCTTCAAGGTCAATATCCACAAGTCTTTCTGGACTGGCAAGTTCAGGGAGTCTTGTGGAATGGACTGTTATGACGGTGAGGAGGTAACCCCGGTTTACCTTCGTCGTGACATGCCATGCAGTCGCGCCGACGTAAACGGTCTCCTGTCAGCTGTGTCGACCGCAAACCAGCTCGCTCAGAGAGGTTTCTGGTCGACTGCGATGGTTATCAGGGATACCATCGAGCGTATCCTCGGCCAACTGCCCGAGGTGCCCGTTGACAGCCCGGCGATCGGTTGGAACTTCTTCAGCGAGAAGCAACCACCGACACGGTACAACAGCGCGTGGCAGAGACGTGAAGTCCTCTGCTGGGTCGTTGAAGTGCCGCGGGACTCTGATCCCCTAGATGGGTTAGGAGCCC